CAGTAAACATTTCTGGTTCAGACACAGTAAGTATTGATACAAGATCACCTTACTATGCACTTTGTTATATAATGAAGACCTAATGAAGTTTAATCGTGAGTTATTTAAGAAAGACTTAAATAAAGCCCTTACTTTACTTACGGTAATTACAAATTGTTTTATTATTTCTGGAGTCATCCATCACTGGAAACCTAAAGCTAGACCTATTTATAGGTACACATATGACAACACCACAATGGCAAGATATAGTATTGCCAAATGTACAGACAATAGAAACAATATCAATACCGCTTCCTACAGCTGACGTTCCTAGTTATGTCCCTATGGTAGTACCTCCAAGTGATCTTAGAGAGCCTGAAGGTACACAACCCATTAAGACAGAAACTAAGGAACAGCCACCTCCACCTAAGTTAAATATACCAATGTTTAACGTAGAGGTACCAATGCCTACTGCAGATACAGTAGTAGTGGCAGGTTATGCAGCAGTATCAGCTGTAGCGGTAACTACGTTTGCCCAACCGTTTTTCGATACTATTAAAAAACAAATACAAAAGTTCATGCAAGGTAAAATAGATAAATGGAAAAAGAAAAGACAAAAGGCTTAGTTGGTAAGTTGAAAGATATTGCCGAAGACAAAGAGCATCAAATAGAAATATTAGGTACCTTTGTACGACTAGGCGTAGTTGTATGGTCTGGTTTTATTATTACCATGAACTATGTAGATATACCAATGGTTAAGAAGGCTGGTAATTCGGATATAACGTTTGTGGCCAGCGTCTTTACGGGGGCTCTAGCCACATTCGGCTTGACTACGGGTAAATCACACGGTAACAGCAAAGCACCAAACTGCCCAATGGCAAAGAAACAAGAACAACTCCAAAAACATGACTAAATGGATAATACTCTTGACTTTGTTGTCACCCGCAGTAGCGAGAGCAAACACTGTCACTCCTCAGTTTACAACAGGGTCGATGCAATCGACAACGACAACAAACCAAGTAATCACCGAGACGATCGAGCACGACATCAAAGGAGCAGCCATAACATCCTACAGTGGCACAAATATAACAGTTGGCGGTACTGGTGGGATAGGTTCAGAAAACGCAACCTATACACCAACAACCAACGCAGTAGACTGGGATCTACAGATCACAACCAGAGCAGCTGGAACAATAGAAACAATCTCGATAGAAAGAGAAATCGAAACAGACAGTACCACTACATCTTACTCTATCTTCTCTCAATAACCTCACCCGCTTTTGCAGAGGGAGAGACACATAATAATAGTAATCCTGTGGCAGCTGCTACGGGAAACGTAACAAACCAGGCGGTACAATTTCAGAACAATGGGGCACAAAGCAGACAATTCTTTGGGCCAAATATAAGCTGTAATGGAAGTACAATGACATTTCAGCCTTTCTATATGGGTAATCATACCAAACCATTTGATGAGTATATGCAGCCTAGTAGTTACACTATAGCAGAAAACTGGGGGTTCCAAATTAACTTTATGGTTCCCCTAGACAAATCAGGTTACAAACAGTGTAAAGAAATAGCCAAACGGCAAGAAGAAAAGATGAGGCTCGACTACGAGCTTGTCCGTGCTTTAAAATGTGCGGAGTTACAACAAAAAGGTTTTACGATACGCCCGAAGACTCGTATTTATCACTTGTGTTCAGATATCGTACCTATACAATCTTTAATTAAAAAATGACTACACCCACCCGTTTAATTTACGATAACTTTTTAAAACCAGAATATTTTGATATCCTTGAAAAATTATTATGGCATCCACGTATACCTTGGCAATGGGCAAGAGGTCTTGCATATGGTGAAGATATGGCGATGGGAGAATATGATTGGAGGATAGCTCTTACATTACATAATGCTTATACTGGTTGGTACGATTTAGATGGGCGTATTGTTGAAGATGAGCAGAAGAATAATTTAGTTGATATGGTAAAACTACCATTAGCAAATATACCAAATTGGGAACATGTACTTAGGTGTAAAATTAATTTTGACCATAAGATGTATGATAACAATAAACCAATTCATTGTGAAACTGGTTGGCATGTAGACGCAAGAGTTCATGGGAAAGGTATATACTCAGCTATATTATATATGGATACTAATAATGGTTATACAGAATTTAAAGATGGTTTTAAATGTCATTCTAAAGCAAACAGAATGATAATTTTTGATGCCAAAGAGATACATCAAGGTGTAACTCAAACTGACACAGAGTTTAGAAAAACAATCAATTACGTATTTACAGCAAATTTACTACCCAAAGGAGGAAAACAATGTTAGCCCTAATCAAACCACTTGCACTAACAGCTTTAAAAAGCCCTAAATTCAAACAATTTGTAGTTGATCTACTAGAAAAGTTAGTTGAATCTACAGATAACGAGCTAGATGACAAAGCATTAGCAATAGTTAAAAAAGGACTTGATATAGCATGAGTATAACCGAACCTACGGTTATTGATGACCTACTACCACGGGATATGTTTGAGTTTTTCTCTCAAACTATTAGATCTTGTAACGAGTACAATTTATTACCATATACAGCACACCCAAACGAAAATACGTTACATGGTGATAAACTGCACGAAGCTCAAGCTCAAGCCCAAATGCACGTACAAATAAATGAATGTCAATTTATTCAATCATATACATGGCATGATTTAACTCCGTGTGTCACTTATTTAAAACAGCGATTAAGTATTAACACACTTTATTTGGCAAGAGTCAATGTTACATGGGCTGCTACAAAGCCGTACATGGGTAACTTTCATGTTGACATGCAGAATCATTGTAAAGCAGATAAACTTCTTACATGTTGTTATTACTTAAATGATAATAATGGTCAAACAACTTTTAAAGAGACAGGCCAAAAAGTGACATCAAAAGCTAATAGAGCGGTTATATTTCCACATCGTATGGAACATGCACTTTTATGGAATACTGACACTAAATTAAGATATGTCTTAAATTTAAATTATGAAACAGAGTAGAGCAGGGGAACAACAGTTCAATGAATTACATAACTTAGTTACAACTGAACTGATAGATAGAATACGTAGTGGTGAAGCTACTACCGCTGATATCAAAGCTGCTGCTGACTGGCTATATAAAAATGACATTACAGGTGTAGCATTTGATACTTCACCTTTAGCAACATTAGCAGATATTATGCCAGATGTTGATTTTGAAACAGTACAAAAATCGGTAATTAAACGTGGCTCCTAAAACGGCAAAAAACCCTAAACGAACTGCAAGGTTTTATCGTGATAATCCTAAGTCTAGAGCGAAGAAAAATGCAAAGCAAAGAGAGCGAAACAAAACCTCAGAAAACAAACAGTATCGAGCCGAACTTAACCGTGCCAGGAGGAAGGCTGGGGAATACGGCAAGGGCGGTAAGGATTTTTCACACACTAAATCAGGAAAATTAGTACGAGAATCCCCTTCTAAAAACAGAGCTAGAAACCGAAGTAAAAAATGACACCAGTACTTCCTACTTATAAACATTACACACAAAACTTAATAGTCATGACATCAACAGATGCTAAAAAACTCTGGAGAAAAGCTATTAAGGAGGCAAACAATTATGAATGTATTTATTGCGGACGAAAGCATCATGAATATGATCTTACCATTGACCATGTACATCCCAGATGTCTGGGAGGTAGTACCAATGCTTGCAACTGTGTTCCCGCATGCAGACGATGTAATCAAGAGAAAGGAAGTAATAACTGGTTAATGTGGTTTAGAGATAGTTTTCCACCAAATCCATTCCGAGAAAAATTAATTTTAAATTGGATTAAATGAATAAATTCTTTAACCCCAATAAACTATTGTTACAAGAACTCAAAGATATAGCATATACTACACCTAAGCCCTTTCGCTGGGCTATGGTGTGGTTCTTACTATGGTTTGAACCGTATTATGTAGACTATAAAGCTAAGAAAGCTGTAGATGATGCTATTGAGGACTATAACAATAATCTATGCGATTTCTGTGAAGATTGGCGTAGTGAGCCAGGAGTTAAGATAATACCTTCTGAAGTAGAGGGTTTACAAGACATGAGTATTAACGTAGATTATGACACAGACACCGACCAAGACCCCACGAGTAATATATAATCAAAACAATCGTCTTACTGAATTTCTTAAAGAGAAAGAAGGTTTTAGATCAGAACCATATTTAGATCAAGCGGGGTTGCCACACATTGGTTATGGTAATAGGTTTTATGAAGACGGTACTCCTGTGACTATGGAGGATGACCCGATAGACGAAACTAGAGCTGAAGAGCTATTGAACTTTTATGTAGAAGACACAGCTAACCAGCTAATGAATATGCCAGGTTTTGACAAATTAAACCCGAATCAAAAAGACGCTATAATTTCTTTTGGTTACAACTTTGGTAAAAACTTTTATCAAGACAAAGCTAACTTTGGTATTATATCTGGTGCAGTAGCAAATAATGATATAAAGGGCATACAAGAGGCGTTTTCAAAGTATGTGAATGTAGCAGATGACACAGATCCTAGAGGATATAGTGAGTCAGAAGGTTTAGTTAATAGACGTAACGCAGAGTTAGAGATGTTTAACACACCTGTTAAAATTACCCCCGCAAAACCTAAAAGTATGTACGACAAATATGTCAACAAGGAAGAAGAAGACGACACCGTCTCTGGAGAGTAAACTAAAAGATGACTTTAGGTATTTCTTAACAGCAGTATGGACACATTTAAACCTACCAGCCCCCACAAGGGCACAATTATGTATAGCGGAGTATTTACAACATGGCCCTAAAAGACTTCAAATCCAAGCGTTTAGGGGTGTGGGTAAGTCTTGGATTACTGCTGCATTTGTTCTTTGGACTCTTTTCAATGACCCTAATAAAAAAATTATGGTGGTCTCCGCAAGTAAAGACAGAGCAGACAGTTTCTCCATCTTCTGCCAACGATTAATTGTAGAAGTACCTTGGTTATCCCAGTTAAAACCCAAAAACGATGATCAGAGATGGTCACGTATATCATTTGATGTAGGGCCAGCAGCCCCGCACCAAGCACCCTCAGTTAAGTCTGTGGGTATCACAGGACAGCTTACAGGATCGAGAGCTGACCTTATGGTACTCGATGATGTCGAAGTACCTAACAACAGTATGACGGAGCTTCAACGTGAAAAACTCTTACAACTTGTTACTGAATGTGAGTCTATTCTTACTCCTAAACGTGACTCTCGTATTATGTTTCTTGGTACTCCTCAGACAACATTCACCGTTTATAATAAGCTAAGGGAACGTAGCTATAGACCGTTTGTTTGGCCAGC